GGTCTGAGTTAGAACTTAATCCTAATCACTGTGCTGTAGCATTAGTAAAGGATTCTGCTAATGCTTTGTTCTTAATCATACCAAGAGAGTTATATAAGTCTGAACTTATCTGACTCTGTGGTAATTCATAAACCATTGAACTGATAGGCTTTGTAAGGTCTCTCATTTTCACAGGAAACCATCTGTTCTTAATACTCTGATTTTTCAAAGTATTAATATTATTCATGAATACCTGCTCATCTATGAAGATATTTCCTCACATAGCCTCCCTTGTAACCTTAATCTTATATAGATTAAGTAAGAGTTGCTCTGTTCTATGTCAGTCTTCTATAATATTTACTAATGATGTTCCCCACCAGTCTTGGCTGTCGTATGCGAATCCATAAACAGCGATAGGTATCTTATTATCTGTCTCTGGCACATCATATATATCTAGGATTTGGTCGCAGAGCATAAGTACTAAGTATAGCTTATTCTCTTTAGTTTCTTCATCGTAGATATATGTGTAGTGATAGTGGATTGTGTAATGTCCTGTTGTTGAATTGTAGCAAGTACAGATATTTCTTAGGAAAGCATCCTCTATCTCTAATCAGTTTAGATAAACATCATAGTGATGGATTATCATTTCCTTGAAATCTTTATTAGCACTTACTGGTAGTTCTTCTAATTGTTTATATGTGATAACTCTATCAAATCAGAAGAATGGATAATCTTTAACTAAGAGTGAACCATCGTTGTATGGATAAACAAATCTAGGGTCTATCCTTTGAACTGTAGGCACATTCTTTTTAGAGTCATATCAAGTAAAAAGAAAGACAGCTTTTCAGTATTTACATACATCCTCTAGTCACATGTATCTATCAAATCACCGATTCTGGTTCTCATAATCTGTTTTATACATGTCTGTAAAGTTTCTAGCTTCCATTTGATATAGCACGTTCTCGTCTTCCCATGATACATCTGGTTCGTTGATTATACAAGTAGCTTGCATAGTCCTAGAAACACTCCAGAAAATCTGACTTCTTAATAACTCATCATTCCTTTTAGTTGAGTATATATCCTTTTGAGTCATAAAAAGAGAGTTCTTAGAACGGTTAGCCTCATAACCGTGCCTATACTCTCACATTATCTTCTGCCTTAGCTCATCTGTTAATTTAATCATTACCTAGCTATTGAAGTTAAATAACTACTTATCTCATCATCAAAGTATCTTAAATAGGGATACATTCTCATTATCATTGTATCTAATAAGTCTGGACTCCTTCAGATTCTTGCTTTCATCTTGTCCTTTGTCTCTATCCTAGTCTTACCATCTATACTCTTCTCATCTATATAACAGTTCATCATTTCCTGCGTTAAGATTTCCCAGTCCTTATCAGCATCTAAATGTTCCCACTTAATAGCAATTTCTCACTTCTGCACTTTCTCTTGTAGTAGGAATGCACATTGGCTTTTTAGATTAGCATAGTTCTGTTTTGTCCCCGTTTCTACTGGTTTAGAGTTGTTCACAAATCCAGTTGAATAGGGGATTCAGTCTACTACTCATCATCCTACTCAATCGGCATCTATAATTATGTTCTTGGCTTCTATCTCGTATTGATTCTGAATCAGCCTTATAGATGTCTTTACATCTTCCACACTACTCTTAGCATAAGTCCATACTCTTACCCAAGTATTGCCTCTTCGTAAGCTAATCCTTGTAGTATCCTTACCGAACCTTGCTACATCGCAGATTAGGAAGTAATTATCACCATGAGATTCGTTAGTCCTTAGACTATCTAGGTCTCATTGCTTGAATAATAACCAGTTGTTATCATCAAAGTCCCATTTTCAGTATAACAACCTCTGTTTTGTCCTTTCACTAGCTCTCTCTAGATTGGCTATGTATCATTTGTCTATGAAATTATTTGAGTACACTAGAGATGGAATAAAGACAGCTTGTTTTCAGTCCTTATGCTTCCCTTTGTAGTACCTCTCATAAACGTGTCATGGATTAGGGTTAAATGTCTCAAGGACTTTACCTAATATTCCATACTCCTCATTCTTGAATCTTCATACTCTGGTTTGGAGTATCTCAATTCATTCCAAAGGACATTCAGCACTCTCTTCTACGAAAGCTCATGTAAGTTCCAGGCTTCAGAATCTGTTATACAATGGGTCTTGTGGTAAATAGCATCACTCCCTTAATAGTATCTGACTACCATTGGGAAAGGTTATTACATTAGATACGTTATTAAGTTTACCTCTCATGTCTTCTGGTATGTTGTAGTCCCTGTAGAATTTCTCTAAGGAAATAACAGAAGTCTGCTTGATATTCTTAATAGTATCACGTACTAGAGCATATCTGACTCATGGATATTGGTTACACATTCTCCATAACCAGATGATACCTAGATAAGTCTTACCTCATCATGCTCATCATCCATAACCAACAGCTGTATGATAGTCGTCTAATAACACATCAAATGCTTTCTGTTGATTCTCTGTCAGTTTTATCTCTACATTAGCCATTATAATACGACCGTTGAAATTCTAAAATAATTCTTACTTTTTTTTCGCCTTCTCTCTCATCTCCTTTAATATGTCTTCATAATCCTGTTTACTCTTCCCCTCCTTCCACCTCCTCCATCTCAAAGTATTTGGGTTGGTAGAAAAAGGCTTGTCATATTCTTCGTCTTCCTCTGTTGGTATCTTACTCCCTACTCGTTGCTGAAACTCAAGGAGTCCAAATTCCTTAACACTTGTTCCTCATTCTCCCATGGAGTCTGTTTCTCTTGTTCTCAGGAATTCGCATATCATTCAGAGGCAGAGCTTGGCTTTATAGGTGTCTGTCAATCATTCTTTGACTGGTCTGCTCATTCATTACTAGCCACTGATATAAATTGCACTACTGGTGCTGTTGTTTCTTCTCATTCTTCTACTACTTCTGGTTTGTAGAACTTATCTCTTAATTTCAAATACTCTAATGCAGTCTTAGCATCTCATTGTCTTATCCTCTTCTGTATAGCTGCTCTTGCTACCATCTTCGGAAACTGTTTAGCTATGTCCATCCTCCTAGCAAAATCTGGATTCTTCTCCCTATGCTTATAATAGGATGGGACACTTATTCCTGCTAACATACATCCCTGCTCTATTGTTCAGTCTAACTGTAAACACTCCTCTATAATCTTATATTCCCTCTCTCAGATTTTTGTGCTTGGTTTCTCTACTGGTTTAGGTAACATATCATCTACAGTTTTTATTTTAGCAAGCGTGTTAGTATCTCTTACTTCTTCACCTTCTATCATCTCTTAAATAAATATATAAATCTGAATCGCTGTGTTCTGCACCATACTCTCACGGCTTCATGCCATTCTAATTTTCCATAGTTCAATGGAGTATGGATGGCTCTGTATAAATCCCAATTACCCCTCTTTAGCCTTGAATAGAATGAGTTGTAATCTACATAAGGGAGTCATCTTCTCTTCATGAGATTCTTATGGACCTCCCAACATTGTTTCACATTACCTCTAATACTTAGGTAATCTCTAGGATAGACGAACTTGTGCATTTTTTTATTATTAGAAAAATAAAGAACTATAAACGGTTCTTGCATTTATTCCGTATAACCCTCCACTTCTTCTTTGGTGCATAAAAATTCTTAGTAGCCCATAGCTTCTCATTCTCATCTATGAGCTTTGGTATCTCCATCTTTAAGTCATATTTCTTTCACTTACCATGAAAGTAATCTACTACTTTCTTACTTAACCTCTCTGCTGTTCACTCTCAGAATTTTTTATCTAGGTTTATATCATACTGATGATTAACTCTCTCTTTAGCTACTGTATCTCCTTTAGGTCATGTAGTCCAATTACACTCGTGACACTGTGCATTGATATTCTCTGGCTCTAAACATAATGTCTGGAATCTCCTAGAGAACCTATGCCCTCATGCTAACTCTCACCATGAGAATGTTTTATGTGTAGCATGTGATATACAAGGTCAGTTTCCATCAGCATCAGTATCCCTTAACTTCGCATTCTCCTGTGCTATATCTAAAGCAAATTGTAATGGTTTAATCTTAGGTGCATCAGATTTATATTCCCTCTTAGGCTTTCACTCTAATACCCTAATCTCATTATTCATTTTCCTGTTGTACTGTTCCTCCTTCTTCTTTATTTCAGAATTCTTTTTCCTTTCTAACTTACTAATCTCATATTCCCAATTAGCTTCAACCTTCTCCTTTTTCTTAGATAGTAAAATAGAGTATTTAAGTTCAGTCTTCTTTTTCATTTCTTCTATCTTGTATTCCCATTTCTTAGTAATACTGTATTTGTCCTTCATTATGCCTTGTTTATGAAATTAAAAATGTGTGCTATCACATCACAAGTCCATCAGTTTCATAGCATCTTGTATCTCTGTGTATCAGAAACTCACTCCGTGTAATTATCTGGCAAAGTTTGTAGTCTTTCGCATTCAATAGGAGTAAGTTTTCTTATCCTATCTCCGTTTACTACCATTTGTCATCTATCACTCATAGGATTAGCAGGTAGTGTATAACTCTTATCTGTTCTAACCCCCCAATTATTCTTATCCCTATCTCAGACTTTCTGTATAATACATGGCACATTACCACCACCAGTTCACATACTAGCTGTAAGTGTAGGACATTTCCTATCTAGTCACTCTTGCTGTTCACATACACTAGGATATGTTATCTTGAATAATACACTTGGGTCAAAATTTAGTGCTTGTCACTTGCTACCAAAATTTCTCATCAGCATTTTCATACCCCTTTCTGTAAGATTATATTTATCAGGTGCATTCGGCTCTAATATGTCTTTAAGCATTATTCATTTATCTTGTGGCTGGGTAATTCAAGGTATATTAGTCCAGTAAAGCCTTTTTCTCCTTTGTCAGCTTAATAATGCACTATCTATTTCTATCGGTTGTACTCATAATTGCTCACTAATAACATCTTGATACTCCTTTTTCATTTTCACATTCTCTAAGAGAAAGTATTTAGGTTTTACCTCTTTAAGAACTCTAACATACTCAAAGAATAATTTACTCCTAGGGTCTTCAAAGTTTAGCATCTTACCAGCCATACTAAATCACTGACAAGGGCTACCTCAGATAAGTAAGTCTATATCTTGATAATCTTCTCACTTAATCTTACACACATCTCAGATTTCTATTATGTCTGGATGGTTTTTAAGAGCTATCTGTATAGCATATTTATCTATCTCACTTGCATAATAGACATCTATAGGTATTCATGCTCTCTGTAATGCCTCATACCCACAAGCCATTCAGTCAAACAGACTTAATACTCTCATAAGAAAAAAACTCTGTAATAAAATCACAGAGAATTTGTGACTCTATATGCAGAGTTTCTTTACTGACAATTCAGACTTATAGTTATTTTTTTATTTTTCAAGAGGAAATTATAAGTTAGTTTATAATTTATTGTTTAGAATGGTATTTCATCTGGAGAAAACTGTATATCCTTATACTCTTTTCCTAAAATCCAATATTCAAACTCTTGCTTAGTCTGCGTAGGACAACATTTACGCTGTACCATATAATCCCAACACCTTTTCGTTATCCCCTCTATTTCTGCTTTGCTCTGTGCCTCTAACTCCTCATAAGCAGCATTAGCTTCATCTAACCACTTCTTATAATTAGCAAGCTCTTCACTATTGGCTCATTCAGATTTCTTTTTTAATTTCTCTTTAAGCTCTTCATTCTCTCTCCTAACAGAATCTATATCATCCTCCACTAATACATACATCCCATCCTCTACATATACCTTCCCCCTAACTTTCCATCTCTGTATTAAACTCCTGTCGTTAGGATTCTTCCCTGCATACTCTAGCAGCTCCCTCTGTGTGCTAAATCTCATCCCTTTGATTTAAAAACTAAAATGTAGTATAATACTACTGTGTAGTATAATAATACACTAATAATTTTCAAGCCTATTTGTAGTATAATACTACACCATATTTTACCCAAAAAATAAAAAACATGATGTAGCATAGTACTACTATGTAGTAAAACACTACGTAGTATTCTCCCAAAAAAATTTAGAAACTTGAATTCAAGTCTATTGTTTTGTTCGTGTGTAGTGGTTTTGCTACACTCTTTTGGAAAAAAATAGCGAGTGAGAAGTAGTAATAATTTTCTCTGATGCTGATTTTGGGGGGTGGGGGTTCTCTCTTTCTCTAGTTCATCACTCCTTTTTGTGCCTCTCCACACACTCACCACGCCACATTGTATATTGAAAATCGAAAATTGAAAATAATATTGTATTTTTTGGTGGCTTTTGTGTAGAGTTTTGTCAGTTCTCACCGTGTTTGAAATTAAAATAAGGGGCGTTTTATATGCTTTGCTTGTAGTTTATGCTTTTTGCCTTTTTTTGTTTATAAATACACTCAAACCACTTAAAAATACTTAAATTTTGATTTAATTTAAAAAATACATTAAATATATTATATTGTGTATTTGTTTTTTATAGTGTGGTATAAAAAAAATCTGATTAATTAAATGTTGATTCAATTGTATATTGTTTTTTTGTTATTCAATCATGTTTTACTTGCTTTTTTAGTGGGGATTTTGTGGGGTTTTTTTGCTTTTTGTATTTTTAGCTAGTTATTTTTGCATTTTTCAATATTCGATTTTTTGATTTTGTCAATAATTTTATGCTATTTTTTGCTATCTGATAACCAAAAGTTATATGATTTTTCCTTAGTTCTTACCTTGTATTTGTCTGTAAATGGACTTGTAAATACAAAATACTCTTGATTTTTTAGTTTTTCTGATTATAATACCACCGTTCAATTGAAGAGGCATAACTACATATAAGTAGGGTAAAGGCCAACGCATGTTATTATATCACAATTGGACATGGTGCAGTGTTTACTTGTTTATTATTGCATATCTGAGACACTGTCTATTGTGCAATGTGCAAGCTATTAAATAGATATAAACAAGTAAAAAAAATCTGATTAAAAACACGACTTGGAGAAAAACAAGGGCGAGTCTGTGTATTGTAGTTCTTACCTTATAAAACAAATCGAGTCAAGGGAGTCTAGGAATAGACGCTAAGAGCTGGCTGGGAGTGAGTAAATTTGATTTTAAAAGGTCAATATTTACGGCTTGTTATATTATATTTTCTCAGGTTCTACCTTTTTATTATATAACCAACCCATACCATGAAAACACAGAAAGCTATTATAAAAATAATTGAAAAAATATTGAAAAATGATTTTTCAGATGCATTAAAAATGCAAGTAAAACACGCAAAAACATGTTGCGAAAATATCCACACTCCAACAGATTTTGAAGTCTTTAACTATCAATTTTGAAGTTTAGTAGATATTTGTGAGTATTATTTGAAAACATTATAAACCACACACCACACACCACAAGCCGTAAAATATAGACTTTTTGAAGTCTAGTTTTTTACCCTTTTTTCTATATTACCATGAGAAAAATTACAAAAGAAACAGCAAGAGCATTTTATAACATGCAAACTTGCAAAAAATCAAATGTTGTGGTCGATTATGGAGCTAATCACCACACGTACTACTTTTTACACAATAATTTAATTGGGGACTATAACCCAAAAAAAGAAGAATTGACAATTATGGACGCTTGACGGCAAACAAACGCAACGAAAGAAAGATTAAACTGAATTTTGGACGCTTTTTGAATAAATGATTGAATTTCTCAAAAGAACTGGACTTGGTACATTTGAGACGAAAAATGGACAGGTTCTAAAGTTTACAAGTTGAACTAACAAAAACAAAAAAAATCTGATTTTTTACCCTTTTTTCTTAATAACCATGAAAAACTACATTGATTTAACCAACGGCGACACTTACGAGGCCGTAGCAACTACTCTTATCGAGTACGGATACAACGAAGAAACAATAGATTTTGCTTTTGACATTTACGGATTGAACGAAGAAACACTAGAGAATCTTTTATATTGGAAAGGAATTGACGAAGATGAGTTTTTGGAAAGTGCTTGACTATTGGAAGAAGAAGAAAACTAAATTTTACCCTTTAACCCATTTTTACCATGAAAAAATTACTTTTAAACATTTACAATAAAAAGCTACCATGAGAGCTTTTGTGAACTGTATCATCTTTTGAAGAATTCTTACGAGTACAATTCAATAACATGAAAATTCAGACTTTTACTTATACTGAATATATAGAACGAGTAAAAGAAAAAGTAAAAGACTGATACTATTTTGAAGACGCTAGAAAATAAAAACAAAAAAATCTGATTTTTTACCCCTTACCAATTTATAACCATGGAAACAACTTACACCTTATGAACAAGCGACGATTGATATTGCTTGACTTGTTGAACACTCTGAAAATGTATAGATAGACTATTTTATGAAGTAAAACACTGTGATTATAGAGACATTGAAGAATATTCAATTTTAAAAGTAAAACACCCTAAAAATCTGACCCTCGACTATTGAATGGATTGAGGTTGTTATTTATTGAATGAGAATTGAGAAATAGACGACTTGAACGATGAGATTCTATCAAAATGAAAAATAATCAGATTAAAAAAATCTGATTTACAATTTATAAAAAAGCATTTACCCCTTACTAATAACTAACCATGAAAACACCCAAACAAATCACCCTTTTAGAATATCTAAACCAATTCACTTTTGTTGATTATAGTGAAGTGGTGAGTTGTATTTTAGATTATTTTGAAGAATGGTATTGACCAAATGCACGGTCAGACGTATATAGAGCTGGATTACTAGCTGATGACTATATAGAAAAGAAAAATCTGATTTTTAACCCTTAACTAATTATAACCATGAAAATAGACAAAAAACAACTTTTCAGTTATTTAGACGTACGAACTTTTACAAGTAAAAGCGAACTAAAATCTGAAATAAACCAACTAATTTGTGCGAGTGTTTGAGCTACTTATTATACAGAGCGAAAACAAACGCCTAGATTATGTAGAGAATATGTCAAAACTAGAAATTTATCTTTTAACAAATAATAACCATGAGACTAACGAAACAATTAAAAGAATATCTAAAAAATAGAGATTTCTATAATACATTTGAAATAGCAAATACTATTGCTGACTATGTAGAAAAAAAGCATAGAGACGAAAGAGAGATAAAAGACGAATATCGAGAACTAGCTGAAAAATATATTGAAGAAGAGAAAATGTATTTAGAAGATGAAGAACGAACATGGAGATGGATTATAGAAGAATTTAAGGAGAAAGACAAACAAGAAAAGTTGGGTAGTTTACTACTAGAAGTAGAAAACACTTATTGAACTTGACTAGATGAAGATACTTTTAGAAAACACATGATAGATAAAATCTATAATCATTGGAATGTAAACCATCATGAAGCTGAAACAATATATGAAGAATGCTGTTTTAAATAGAAAAAGCCGACTACTAGAGCCGACTCTTCCCCCTTTTTCTGTTTCTACCATGAAAACAGAATGTACCCAATGGATACGATTTGACTTATAGTTTTATTTTATTAAAAATCAATATGTTTTTATATACACTTATACAAACAAATGCCAGTGATTAAAAAAACCAATAGAACTGATATGCGAGAGATAAGAGACCACAGGGACAACACAGCATGAGAACTGATAAAATGCTACACTTTAGCACAGCTATCTATAATGGATTGAATAGACACTAGAACTATTAAAACATGCTGAAGGTATTACCCTGTAAGAGTTGATAACTCAAAAAGTCTCACAGCATTCAAAGCATGAAACCAAAAAAAACCATATATGGTATTATGGATTAGATTAGATGAAGTAAAATCTATGTTCGCAAAAATGAACAAATGAAAAAAACTGACTACAATATAGAAGAAAGAATAACAATAGACTATACCTAGTTATTCATGCTAGGTATTTTTTTATTTTTCTTGGCATTTGTGTATAATTAGTTTTTACTTTTTAACCGAATGCTGAAAATGAAAATCACTAACGAGCTACTTTTTAACCGAAAAGAGCGAATGCTAAACAAAGAATTTAGCATAAACACTATTCAGAATTATGAAACAGATGTAAAAACTTTTATCAATTATTTACGCCTAGAAAAGCTAGGTTATACCGTTGACACAGATGAAATTACGCTAATGGAAATTGAGAAATGGAAAACATATTTAAGAGAATTACCAACACCAAAGAATTCTATTTACTATTCAGTGAAACCTACTATTTCTCAATCTACTATCCAAAGTAAATTAACAGCAGTAAAAAGTCTATTGAAGTATATAAATCTGTTTTATGATACATGATTAGATTATACAAAAATAGAAACAAAAAGAATAAAATCTGATTACATTGAATTTATAACTGAAAACGAATTCAGACTTTTAGAAATTTTTATTTGAAACTACGAAAAATATAAAATCAATAGTTTAAGAATGCAACTACTATGTAATATAGGATATACAAGCTGATTAAGATTAAGTGAAATGCTAGGACTTACCGTTGATGATATTAAAAAAAAAGACACTAGAATTATAGGAAAGGGTAATAAAGTTAGACGAGTATTTTTTACAGAATCAACGGAAAAACTATTAGAGGAATATTTAATTGAAAGATGAAAGCCTATACCACGAACATGAAAAAAAGAAAAAAAATCTGATTATGTTTTTATCTCACATAATTCTTGATACGATTATTGAAATGTAATCAAAAAAGAAACTGTATGTGGAATAATGAAAAAGTATTCAGACTTATTAAATATTTGAAAAAGGATAACAGTTCATACTTTAAGACATTCTTACGCTACAAGATTATTAGAAAGCTGAATGAATGTTAGAGAAATACAGGAACTATTAGGACACGCTGATTTGAAAACTACACAATGATATTGTCATATACTAAAATCTGAATTGAAAGATAAAGTAAATCAGATTTTTAATTAAAGTTTTACAGGTTAAGAACTGATAAAACAAAAAGAGAATATAACTTTCTCTTGCATTTTAAAAAAAAACGATTATAATATAACCATCAAAAGTTAAGGAAAATTTCTTTATCGAGTAGTGAGATTTATACCCCCCTTTAAATATAAGGTCGCGGGTTCGAATCCCACCCCTCCCAAGTTATATAACTTGAAAGGTCGATAGAGAAATCTATCGGCTTTTTCTTTACTGACATAAAGAGAATTGTGGAGTCGATTTCCTTTACTTGAGATAAAAAAGGGTTGACAACACAAAATTAGAAAAGTTCTTAATACAAGTGTGTTGTGAAAGGGAATGTCAACCCTCCCAGAAGCAACACATTTCTATTAAGAGCTTTTTTTCAAAGACAATGTCGCCCCTACGATAAAGGGATAAGATAAAAGCTGAACTTAGAGTGTGTTATTCAAAAGGTTTGGCTTTTATTTTATTAACCGACAATCGTTATGAAAAGACTACACAGATTTACTGTATTTGATTTCTATGTTGATGTAATAGAGCATCTTGAAAAAGAGGACTATCAATTAGCACAAGAGTTAGCTTATGACATTATCATGTATGGAATTTACTGAAAACAGCCACAGCTAAACGATACTAGATTAGCATTTCATCGAGACAGATTAAAGGACACTTTAGAGAAATTTAGAAACAAAAGTATTAAAAGGCAGAAACATTGAGTAGATTTAGACTTTGAAGAATATGATGTAGATAGAAGAAAAAGAGAAGATGCTGAGAGTGTTGAAGATGACTATCGAGAGATGGTTCATTCACCTATCGGAACTATACCATGAGATGAATATTTTACTTCTTAACGCAACTACAGAATGACAGACAAAATAAACAATTCATTGGTGTTCTACCAGTCATTCTTAGATGCAATAGAGATGCTACCAACAGACGAAGAAAAGTTAAAAGCATATCAATTCATAATTAAGTATGGTATAAACTGAGAAACACCCACAAAAGATAACTCAATGGCATACATGATATTCACAATGGCTAAACCAAACATTGATGTGAATAATAAGAAAAAAATGAGCTGACAAAAATGATGAGCACCAGAATGAAATAGCAATGCAACAAAAAGCCGAGATAAACTATGAAATCAAGATAAAACAACCAATGGTTGAATTGAAAACAACCAAAGGTCAGAAAAAAAAACAAGCAATGAAGATGTAAATGAAGATGTAAATGTAAATGAAGATGAAAATGAAAAAAATATTAGTGGCAAGAAAAAATGATACTGAGAATTTAAAAAATGCTATCTCACAGATAAACAATATCAAAGGGTGTTAGAAAAATACTGAACTAAACAATGAGAGTATCTTATAAAAGAAGTTGATAATTACTGTGCTAGTAAATGAAAGAAGTATGACAACTACTTAGCAGCGATTAACACATTCGCTAAGAAAGAATGAATAAAGGAACAGATACCTAAAAAAGAGAATGAAAGCTGAATTTATGATTTACCTTTTTAACTCTTAACCTCTTAAACAAAAATGAAAGACAAATATTCAGAGAGGGTTTGATTAGAAAGAAAAATCCTCGCCAGCTTGATAATGGATTACGATGGTTTAATTGATTTCTTAGACATAAACATTTGAGATTTTCAGCCTAAACACAGAGAGATAATAAAAGCAATGAAAGAAAGTCAATCAACAGACCCAACGATAATCGCAAGCAAGACACAGAATGTATCCATAGATGAGATATGGGACATTACAACAGAGATATTCAGTGCTAACCAAAACGACTTTGAATGATATGTAGAGAGTTTGAAAGAGATTATAGAGAGAGAAACTTTAGAGAATAAGATAAACAACATAGCTATAAAGCTGAAATGATGAGTTAGTCTGAATAGCATTTACGAAGATATTTGAGATTTAAAGGTTGATAAAACAGAGGTTTCAGATGGTGAAGTGTTATACGAACTATTACAAGAAGTCAGTGGAGAAAAGGAAGTAAAGATAATCTCTACATGATATAGGGGATTAGATAACCTAGTATGAGGGTATGAACCATGACAAGTAGTAGTGATATGAGCTAGACCATGAATCTGAAAGTCAATGTTCGCTATTAACCTTATGAATAACAATATCTTAGCCTGAGAGAAAGTCGCATTATTTAGTTTAGAGATGGATAGGAAACAAGTTTATAGGAGATTACTATCAATGAACAGCTGAATAAGTGTATGGAAATTAAAACACAAAGCTGAATGAGAGGCTTTGAATAGAGTTCAGATTTGATTTCAGAGATTAGAACAACAAGCCGAAAATTGTCAGATATTCGATAATGTGCATACGATATGAGAGATGGAGAGAAAGATAAGAATGTTAGTGCATAAGTATTGAACTTCTATTGTTTACATTGACTACCTACAACTGATTAGAAACCCAAATGTTAAGAATAATCCAGTTGAAAGTATAACTGATATGTCGCAGAGATTAAAGCAACTCGCCTTAGAATTAAAGATTACCATTGTGGAGTTATCACAACTAAATAGAGATGCTGACAATTCAGTTATTCAGAAAGCAAGTCAGCTAAGAGGTAGTGGTTCAATAGAACAAGATGCTGACATGATATGGATACTACAGAAAGTTGATGAAGACTCGGAGATACTAAATGTTGGAGTTAAAAAATGCAGAGATGGTAGAATCTGAGATGTAGATTTAATTCAGACTTCTGACATTATGCTGATAAAAGATAAACCTTTACCTTCTAAACCTTTTTAAAAAATGGCTAGACAAAAATTTGAACACTTTAACGACATTCGAGATGTCGACCGACAAAGAGAGGCTCAGAAATGAAACTACTTGGTAGGGAATGATGCAGAGTGATACAGATATGCCTACCATAACATAGTAGATGAAACTGAACCTTTATGTAAGGATGAATGAGAGGCATGGACAGCTTTGTATGAACATTTATTGGCTGTTGATGCTGATATAGATTATTTACCTACTTATGAAGAATTATCATGAAGAAAGACATATACAGGAAGATAGCTTTACTTCACGAAATAACAAAGCAGAACAGAATAATTGAATTGAGATTAAAATATGAGAAATGCAAACATGAGTTGATTAAGAAACAAATAGCAAAAATGATTCAGAATTTATCTAATAACTAACTATTAAAATGACAGATAAGCAACTAACTAACAAAGCTATCAAATTCAAGGGTAGCGACTATGTAATGGTTAAGGATAGAATCCAATACCTTGCAGAGAATTACGATGGTAGATATGATTTACTATCAGACTATCAATACTTCCCAGAGCAGAAAATGTGGGTAGTAAAAGCAACGTTAAGAGTTCGAGATGCTGAACATAAAACTTATTCAGAATACAACGGACTAGCACAAGAGATAGAAGATACAACCTTTATTAACAAGACAAGTGCTTTAGAAAATGCTGAAAGTTCAGCATGGGGTAGAGCTTGTGCAGCTTATAATATCTGAGTGATTAGTAGTATAGCAAGTATGGACGAGATTAACAAAGCAGAAAACAGAGCTAAAAGTCAGACTAAATCATTTACTAAAGAGAGCGTGTTTCAGAGAGCATACAACAATACAGAGTTTATTAAGCAATGTTTAAGTGAAGACGACTTTATTAAGAAAGTCAGTGAACACATGGAATTGGATGAGATACAGGAAGGACAATTAAGACGTAGATACCAAGATTTAAGAGGTGAAGAGAAACCAGATTTACCTTTTTGAGAGGACTAAGTTCCTACAATATCTAGTGATTGAGTCAACCAAAGACTTTAAAATGCTAGGAGTTGTTGGTATAGCAAACTAACTAAATCAGAAAAAATATTCACACCTGCAACCTCCTATTTAGTTCTTAAAACAAAATATGACATACGAATTAAACTCTTATAAAACCTTTAAAGATAACTGAATACTTGTTATCTGTGGAATTATTATAGCATTATTTGGAATGCTTTTACCTTTGAGCCGATGAGCCTCTTATTCAGAAGAAGAAAAAGTTGAAGAATTAACTGAGATAGAATCTTCTGAAGAATGGTATCCTTGAGAATTAAATCAGTCTTGAGATGCACAGGAAATGCCAGTTCTCATTGCTAGCGAAAGTCACCAGAGATTCGTTGAATTATGTGAGAAGTATAATTTACCAGCTGATATAATATGGCACACAGAAAATTATTACTGATTAAAGGAAGGGACAATACTATGTGTAGCCATTACGGAGACAAGTGGAGGCAAGAAATGATATGGAGTAGAATGATGTTGGAACTATGGGAATGTGGGGAATACAGATAATCCTAAAAATCGTAGATGCTTTGCTAACCAATGAGCTTGATTAGCGGCGATATGAGCAACGTTGAATAATGATTACTTAAAGAATAATCAGACTATTGCTTGTTTACATGGTGCTTGAAATTGTACTGAACCAAATGCAAGCAGTAAGAGATATGCCACAAGTCCTAGTGGCAACCGATGAAGAAATATGGTATGATGTTTCTACTCTATATACCAAGAGAGAATAAATCAGTCAACATTTAATTTGCATCAGAGATAATATGTTTAAAGAAGACCTAAACAAATGAAAAAAAGCTGAACGTGAATTCGCTAAGAGATTACTTGATTGGGGGTTGAATAGGTTAGAGTTCGCCCCTAATCAGAAGTTTAAGGATTGGGACGTTCGCATAGAGTTTGAGAAACTAGGACAGAATGTGATTCGCACGTTCGAAATAAAAGACGACATGATTTCAGCCCAGACTTGAAACGTTTGATTTGAGGTTAGATGTAATGGTAAACCTAGTGGAATATACTCTAGTAAGGCTGATTATATAGTGTATCACTTGGGGGATAAGTTCTATTATCAAGATAGATGAGAGCTTATATATGCGTTGAATGATGTCCCACATACACAAACCTTATGATGAGATGGGAACAGGTCGTTGTTGTATATAGTAAACAAGAAATATTTATCAGATTTATTTAAGGAACTATAATGAAAGATATAACACCTTATGAACTAGCAAAGATTATATCAGATGTAGTTAGATACCAACAGAATGAATTAGATACATATAAGATAATAGTAGTTATCTTATGTCTAGTAATATGAATTTTACTTTGTCAGTGTGTTAAACTATGAATAAACTAATTTGGTTAATGGTAATCTTAATAATTCTATTCTTCTTATGGATAGAATGGGAATTAAGTTTAACTGTGAGCTAGGCATCTCATAAAACTGTTAGCAGTAATCCTATTCAGTGATGGTAGGAGGGTTGAAAATTTACCTCATTGAGTCTGTGGCTATCCACCTGTGGCGATAAAACGTATAAAAAGTAATAGAATAAAAACTCACTTGGGTAGAGGTGGCTACCCTTTATAACTTAATTAAACTAATGAATAAACCTTATGTAGATAATCCTAAATACTTCATAAAGAAAAATTGCTGATTCTTAGTAGCATGATGGATAGGATATAAGTGAAAGGAATTGCATTGAGATTATGAGTATGTTAGGAGTAGAGAAGAATGAGAAAAACTTTTAAATGATTTAAAAAAATCTGAATGAAAAGACAATGATTAGCTCAGTGTGTGCGTTGTGGTGTGCATCTGAGGGATAACGCTAATAAACTATGGTGCGACAAATGTCGTGAGCGTGTGGATGAGGAGTTCAGAGGAGAAGTAAGCCGTCCTTATGAATATTACTTTAGATGGAATCTTAGACATAAGAAGTAATCAGACTTTTATAACTTAATTTATTAAAAAAGATGGAGAAAGAAATCTGAAAGCTATTGGAGTTATTGAATGAGTATTCAAAAGAGATTTGATATTTCAATGAAGAAGATTTACAATGACAAACAAAGGCTTGGATACTAAGCAAGGAATTTTGATGGATTAAATGGTTAGTAGAGAATGATAAGATAAATACAGAAAGCTGACCATTATATTGATTTCATTTTATAATGCATAATAGACAGCCATATTCACTTTATGAAACTATACTAATGATACTTGCTATATCAGATACACCTATTGAAGATTTGATAAGCTACTTGAAGTAATCAGACTTTTATATTATTTACCCTTAGAAAATGAAAAAAGAAAAATCTGAAAGAGAAATAGAGTTAGAGCAAACCATTGATGATTTGAGAACGAGTATAAAACGGAATGCTATAAGAGATGTATTACTATGAGTGTTAATATTGATTTATGCTATTGTAGTAAATTAGACTAATCAGACTTTTATATTATTTACCTATGGAGATGGAGAAAAAGAAAATAAAAAAGCTGATTAAGGAGGTAAAAGAGAATAAAAATCCTGCTCTTATGCTAAATAGAGTTTTAGATGTAGAAGAAATAAATTGGCTATACGAACATACTAAACCTAAGCACCAAGAGTGATGGTTTAGAGAAGAATGAAAGCTAGTGTATTATTGACCTAATTGAGAAAGATATTAGATTTTATATTATTTACCTATGGAGAGAAATGGAAAAAGAAAATAAAAAATCTGAATGAGATTTATTATATGTATGACCTGCTTTTGTTCCTGTTATGAGGTTTAAAGGTAAGATGTATGTAGAAATAAGAGATTTTGAGTGTTGTGTTAGAGATATTCAAAGGGAATTAGAAAATATTTCAGAACTGAATAGGAAACAGAGTAAAGCATTCGGAGAAACTATGAAAGATTATAAAGAGCTACTGAGAGATTATATGAAATTAGAAGAAGAAAATAAAAAGCTGAAAGAAAAACTACAATGGTGGAAAGATTTAGTTCAGAAAGCCAAAGAGTTTGAATACGATGAAGATGGTATGGACTATATATGGCAAAACACAAAGATTTAATCAGATTTATTTTATTTACTTTATACCTATGGACAAACTAACCAAATACACAGAGAGCTTTTGTGAAGATTGTCAGCTATGAATACAGATAAAGAATTGTAGAGAATGCTTATTCAATGTATTCAGAAAGATGGATAACTATTCTCCTTTTAGCTGAGAAGAAAAAGATAATGGGAAAATCTGAGATAAAAACCGAAATAGAAACTCTGATAGAAGAACTAAATAACCTTAGTGAGTTTGAGAAACAGAATATTGCTAGAATGAAAGAAATAGCTCATATTTTAGTAGCTTATTATATGTGAGAGGATAAAGAGCTTTTAAATCCTAACATAAAACAAAATGAAAATTAAATGTACTAATTGCTGAAAGGAGATTGAACAGAAAGGTACTCGCACTATGTGTATCAAATGTAGAAATCTGATGGATAAAATCAGAATCAGACAAAAAACTCAAACAGAGGAGTACAAGAAGTATCAGCATGAATTGTATTTAGCAAAAAAAGGGAGGTTGATTTAACCTCTCTTTTTTCATACGAAGTACCTTTTGTACTATTTCTTTTTTCAACCTCTACCACATGGCATGTTTATATTTGGTTATGAATTAAATATACTTCTTTAACTCTGTATCTATATCCTTTACCTTAGCTCTATTTTTTTCGTTAGTATAGTGTAAGATACTCTGATAGTTCTTATCATTTGTAAGATTCCATAATTTACTATTCTGCTCTATGGCAACTAATAAAGCTGACTTAAATTCATTCAGCCTTTTTATTTCTTCTAAATTGTCATTCACAGGTACATATATATAGAAATAATGTCAGAAGTTTGTTATCTTACTAAGTTTATTCTTTAATCAGTAATATGATACACTTCCACTATCCTTTACACTCCTCTGTCACTCTTTCTTTACTATACATACACTATGTCAGCTAGTCTTATTTCAGAACTCTGTACCATCTATCATTCAATCCTTTTTGTCTTCGTTGTATTCTTTTGTTAGGCACAAGTTTCAATCCAATGTGTATAATTTATCAAGTGAGTCTTCCATAATGCTGTCATTTGATTTTGAGATACGATAGTAAGCCACTTTTCTCTCCATTTTTTCATTCCACCAATCAGCTACAAGTTTGACTGCACTCTGTACATACCATCATTGTCATCTTATCCTTCATCTTTCATAGCTTAGTTCATCTATCTCTTTGATTTCATCATAAGAGAATTTGTAGTTGAATAAGTCTGAAATCATACCTACTGCTGCAAAGATAGTACATGATACATAACTCCATTTGTTCTTATACTGATTATATTCGTATCTGATTTCATCTTTCCTTACTAAAGTAGGTAATAAGTCTGAATCTCCATTACAGAGCTGATAATCAGTTGACTGTTCGCCTAGTCAAAGGCATCAGATTTGTTCTTTTTCTTCCATGACATATTTTTTAATAAGTAAATCTAAGAAGTCTTCTTTTGAGTAGCTGTACCCCCACATCTTTTCTCTTGGTTTTGTTGAAATAAACACAGCATTTCATAGCTACACTTCCAACAGCTTTTCTTCCATCCTATCCCTTGTCTGCATTTATCCTCTCATTCTTTTGTATATCTGAATTTGTCCATTTTTATTTAGTATTCTATAAATTTCATTTCTATCTCACTACTACCATCGTCTTTTAAGTTTACTTCAACTATCCATCCTCAGATAGTAGTTCATAGATTAAATCTTTTAGCTAGTAGATTCTGGCGTAGGAAAGCACCAGGTAAGAAAGTATGTATATTCCTATATGCCATATATAATGCTTCATGCCAATGCCCACTAGCAAATACATCTGGCTGCTTTCTTGTGTCTATATTCTCTATCAGCTTTTGTACATGATAAGATTTAGCATAAGCCTGACCTTTTCAACCGTGATGAGCATTTATATCTACTCAATTCAACTTAATTCTAGCATCATAGAAACCCATATCTATTATATCATCTCTAAGGTTGGCTATGTTCTTTATTATGTTAGCTCAGTTCTCCTTTAGGAAAGATTCATCATGATTTCCCCCCACTACAAATGTTTTAATATCTTTGTAGTATGGATAATCATTTACTGCAGCCTTTAGTTGTTCATCATAACCTACATTCTCTAGTTCATAGACTTGACCTTTAAATACATTTCATGTTCAATCTACGAAATCTCAACAATGAATAAATGCCTCTACTCATTCATCTCAAGCCTTTTTATAGAAATCTGATAGCTCTTTCTTCGCACATTGTTTATTTCCCAGATGCGTATCGCTCAGAAGGGCAAACTTAACCCTACCTTTCTCTCAGATAACCTTTTCTACACTCTTAGCAGTATTAGTCTGTAAGTGTTGTAGTATATCTCTTAGCTCATCTGGAGAATAGGTTTTGACTAATTCTTGCTTAGCTTTCTCATCTTTACTTAAAGTAGTTCAGATTTCTTTAGCTACTTTATCTCTGTACTTCCATACAGTAGCTCTGTGTATCCCTAACTCCTTTCAGATTTCTGCATTGCTTACATCTTTAGAGTAAGAGTTAATCTTTTTAATAACATCATCATCTAGTTTCTCCATAGGCATTATAGGTAATGATATAAAACTATTTAATTGCTTTGGGCTTATACCATTCATACGGGTCGTGTATATCTCTGCTAGTTAACACCTCTAATAACCGGTCTCTAACGTCCTTTCTTAATGCCTTTTCATTTAGCTCTACTGTTGTTATCAGCTGTTCTGCTACCATTTGGTTTTGAAATAAAGTGTGGATTGCCCTGTGAGTTGTGTTTTTTAACATCTCCAGATTGCACGCTTCACTTGTTCAAAAGCGACTCCTTGGTAAAATGTGGTGTTTGCTGTACTGTTCTTCTAATTTCGGCATTCTTGCGTTTCTCAGAATAATATAAAAGCCATCCCTTCATAGCAAAATTCTTCCACCATTTAATTATAGATTCTATCATACTTTCAAATTAAATAAAAAGCTGATTACAATCATTAAAATGATAATAATTCTAATCAGATTTTTGTTCATCTTTTTTTTTCATAACCACTAAAACACTTACTGCATCTTCTCTCTTATAGAATGTCCTAGCAAATCCTTTATTCGCTACCCATAATCATTTTCAGTTTAAGTATTGAAGTAGCATTAGTCTTCACATCTGTTTCTTACGATAGATATTCCATCATAAATCATTCCTAACTATTCTATACTCTCGCATTTTGTTTTTGGTTACGGTATAAAGTCTAGTTTCTTTTATTTAATTCTGCTTTGAATAAAGCATCTATTCAACTTATTCAATCTAAATATCTTGTAATCCTTTGTGATGCTGCTCAGATAGATATTCAGCATAAATCTGCTATTCTCCTCGAATTATATTCTTTTCAATCTATTGTAATCTTTTTCTCTTTTCGTTTTGGTCTCTTAATTTTTTCAAGTCATAACAATTGCAATCAAGTTATTTTTCACTTTTTATATGCTTTTATTCTATCTCCAGCACCATCGATTCATAATCAAGTAGCTCTCGCTATATCTATTGATGTGTACTCCTTCCCATCTACAATTGCTTTTAGTGTGTTCCTACAATTATATTGTTGTTCCCTTCTTGTAGCCCATCTGCAATTTTCTTTACAGTAGTTTCAATCCACATCTATTCTGTCTATTGATGTATTCCCTCTCCCATATTCCTTCACATGAGCGACATAGCTTTCGTACATATCGTTTTTAAATTCCTCAAATGTGTTTCGCAAGCACTTTATTCATCTTCCTCAATAATTAGGATAGCTTATATGAGTTTTACGATTGCACCTTGATTTCATCGTACAATATACATCATAAAACTTATGACCTTCTGGATTGTGTTTTTTTCATCCAAATCAGTGTTTAATCGGTCAGGAATTGTTGATTCTTTTATCCATAGTTATTATAGTTAGGTTATAAAACTTATTTTATGGGAGGCTATGTAAACCTAACTTACATAGCCAATTACGGTAGCTAACCAACCACTATCTACTTTCTCTCTTATGTAGCTCAGTTTTTATTCGTTGAATATCTGTTGCTATCTCTGCTAGCTTTGCTTCTATCTTTGTTGCATCTATCTTCTCTGTTTCTTCTTCTAACTTCTTTATCCTTCAGTTTAGATTACTCCAAGTTACTCATAATCAGAAAATAAAGATTACAAAGCTGACTAGATTAGCAGGGTTAGTGATGTAAATAAGTCGGTTTTCCATTATAGTGGGTTGTTAGTTTCTAAATCAGATTTTTCTTCTTCTATTAAACTGTCAGGAAACTCCTTAGAGTTCTTATCCTTGAAATAGAAGTTAGTAATAGTCATAGCAATACTAAGGAAAGCGACAACTACACCAGATTTATCATCTAGGTCTGCGAATACGTAGTATCACGTAAAGATACACATACTTATTATTACTATGATAAAGACTAGCTTAGTCACACTGAATCTCTCCCAAAATGTTTTCATTCAGATTTCTTTTTAAGATTTAAAGATTTGATAATACAGCAATATCCCTAGCACCACTATCAATGTAAATATTAGACTTATCTCCATCTCTGTTAAATTATATTATATAAATCTGATTAAGCTGTTGTTATTTCTACTTTTCTAATATATATACTAGCACTTGAACTCCATCTTCATAACTCTAATCATAGATTTTGACTACTCCATAAATTCTGATATGCACTTCCATAAGCTCATAAATCGTATGAATTACTATTCAGATTTAATGTTATATGTCAATTATCTTCAATAATAGACTCCATTGTTATTTCTCCACTTAGGGATAATGTTCAGATTTGTGTATCATTTATTCTTATCTTATTTGTGCCTCTACCATATTCTATACTATTAGTCTGTGAAGAATTTGCTATACCAACAGCAGCATCACCATTCTTATACGCCCAGATTTTTCGTTTTTTTAGAGTTCAACTATATACAGAAGATGGTGGTAATACTCATCATTGCATTGCATATGGGTCTTGAGGTCTGGTTATTTGCCATCATTGTCAAGATACTATACTACAATCTCAATATCATATATTATTGTTAGTCCAACCTAAAGCTCATTCATTCTGAAAATCAAATGTCTGCACTCTTATCGCAGGATACACTTGCTTCTCTACCCCATTAGGTCGCATCATTATTCTCTTTAGTTTGTATCACATAACTGTTAAGGAAAGAAATAAATCTGATTATAAATTA